CAGCGACAGAATCAGAACGATGTATTTTATATGCTTCATTTTCATAGCCTTTTAATATTTCAGCGAGTCTTTTCGCTGATTTTTGCCAGGTGAAGTTTTCCTGAATACGTGCACTGGCCTTGCGGCCTTTTCTGAGTGCTTCTTTGTAGTGCTTCATCACATGTAGCATCTTATTGATCACGTCATGTGTGTCCGGGATATGCGCTCTTGTTTTAAGGTGATAATTTGCAAGGTCCAAATCCTTTATATCTGTTTTCAACGTGTAGCCCACGCCATCATTAAAGAAATCCATTTCCCCGGTCTTGCCGGTTGCGATACAAGGGGCCCCGGTTGCCATAGCTTCACTGAGAGTCAGGCCCCAGCCTTCGCCAAGATTTGGGAGAAGAAAACAATGTGCGGAATGATACAGGTCCACAAGCTCAAGAGGATGAAGCTTTCTCATGTCATAGATTATGTTTTCATGTTTTCCGAAGCGCCCGTAAGATATTTGCTTTTCCTTATTTTCAAGCATTTTGTCATAAGCAACTAAACGGTCCGGATCATCTTTATGCTCTTCTCTTTTCTGGCTTATGAGATTCCAGTCAACAGAATCAGCCGTTGTCTTTACGTAGATTTCGATTCCCTGTATTTTCTCGAATATCTTCACGGCCTCAACGATGAACGGATATCCTTTACGCGGATTCGGAGCACCGACCCAGAGAAACCGGAAAGGTTTTTTCTCAACAAAAGGATCTTTTCTCTCAAAGTATTTATATTTATTGCAATCAACGCCGAGCCAGTTCACCTCTGGCCTTTGTTTACAATAAGGCGCGAAGACATCACGGCAGAAGCGGGAAGGCGTGATCACTGCGTCAGCGTTCATCAAGGCCAGCTTATAAACGGACGGAATGAGGTATGATTCCCACATTGTAAAGAGAACGTTAAACTTGCCCGGGATAGGTTCGAAGAACTCCGCAGGGCAGAGCTGCAGAGCGATAGGGGAGCTTTCATCGTGTTCCAGTAACCCTTTGCTATGCTCAAGCAGCTTTCGCACCATAGTATCGTAACCAAGCGCGTTGCCAGCTAAGTTATTAGGTCTTGTGATCCAGTTCACTTTCATTTCAGTAATTCTTCCTTGACGTCTTCATTGTTGTAATTGGCATCTGTCTCTATGCTGATTTTCACACTCCCACCGCTTGCTATTGCAGACACACCTTTTACAGCCGCGCCAACAATGTCACCACTCACAGTTTTCACTCCGTTATAAGATGAAGATACGCCGTCCTTCGTTGCGTCCATAGCAACACAGCCGGTAAGACAAAAAGATAAAACAACTAATAATGCGAATATTCTTTTCATGGGTTTTCCTCCTTATTTTGTGATATAGTTTGGATTCATTCTTATTAAAATACAGCTGCACTTCGGGCATTTATGATATCCTTCAGGCCGCTTGTGAAGCGTTGAGCAAGCAGGGCATTTGTAAACATATTCTTTTTCAGGCGTTATCATGTCATTCCTTATCCGGATATTTAAGATCGCAGGGAAAAACACATCGCCCGATATCACACGGCGTTTTCCCTTGTGCTGTTTTTGCATTTGAAATATGACTATAAATAGCGTTATCTTCCTGAAGGATTTGACTGTAGCAACGCCAGATCTTACCGTCCGGAAGCAAAACGAAATATTCGTTTCCGGCATCACATTTGTTGAACTGCTGGTATTTATTGAAATCGCTTTTGATGTCAGCGAAGATGATGTTCGATCCGTCATGAAGATCGAGGAACTTGTTATATATATCTCTTTTCTTTTCTGTGTCGTCCCAGGAGAAGCCCTGTTTTAGAAGAGGATGAATGTTCACCCCGTAGCAGTGCTTTGTGAATTTTACAGCGCAGCGGATCACTTCTGATTCGTTGTCAGGCGTGAGAACAAGCGTGACTCTTACCTTTGCGCCGTGCTTGAGCAAGTAGATTAAATTCTCAGTGAAAATAGCCTCATTCTTGTAGTGAAAGCTTGCCGTCCAGGAATCACAATTAAAAAATGCCATCTTTTTGATGACATCTGTGTTGAGCGTATTTGATGTGATACTCCATTTTGAACGGAACTCAAGATGCTGCAAAAGGTGTTCTATCTCAGGATAAAGAAGGGGCTCTCCGCCTGTGATGTCAAGATGATAGGGGGCGTGAGGCTCAAGATATTTTATCCATTTATCCCAGGACAACTCAGCAAAGAAAGAATGCTTGCGCCCGAAAGCCTCAAGGTCATAACCGACAAGTCTTCCGTTTGTCCCTCTGACGACATTTGTGACGTTATAATCACAATAGGAACAACGCTGATTACAAATCCAAGTCGGTATAAATATAATCTTGTTCATTTGTTCATCCTGTATACTTGCAGGGCAACGGGAGAAGGAAGAGAAGAAACGTACAGCTCCCGCGCCCCACAAATTTATTTAATAAGTTACTTCAAGCTGAACGTTACAGCCTGACGGCGTTGACGAAAAATAGATCGTCTTCGCATCTTCGAAATACAGATCATCTTTTTCGTACACCCCTCCGGATTTAACAGTCCAGTAAGGACTAGTCGGCGTCGCGACTTTAGCTGTTGCCCATGCAATATAAGTAGCCTGTGCCGTGTCGTTCTGAATCTTTACGGATTTTGCACCTGCAGGCAAAGCCTGGGAAAACTCCGTAGAGCCGGTTGCAATGCTGACCATATAGGTCACAGTGTCCGTTCCTGAATATTGAGCGTGCAGCCCGCCTTCGCGCGCGGCTTCAGCATCATACTCTGCGTAGAACCCGAAAATCAATACAAGCGCAAGGATCCCGAGCAGAAGAGAAATCCTAATTTTTCCTTTGTTGTTCATTTAAAAAACCTCCAAGTTAATCGTTAAATATCAAAGCTATAAAAAGTAAAACTGATCGGGGCCCGAAGACCCCGTCAGGTTAATTGTTTAAATTACTTATACAGTCAAAAGACGGCAGAAAGGAGTCTTCAGCCCGAAAGCTGCGCCCCATCTTGTAACGATCCTGAACTGTGTTTTGTTTGTTGTGAAATAAGAAAACGGATCCGCTTCGAGAACAAAAACGCCCTGCCTGCGACCGACAACAACATATTTCAAGTTACCAAATATCGCCGGATAGTTAGCCGTTGCATCCGTTGAAGTTATCTGGTTTGATGTGATGTACGGGAACTCCCAGAGTGTACCGGGAACATTAGCGCCGGCCTGTGCGAAGACATAATCACCGACTGTGTTCTGAGCTGTTCTGATCGTTTTCTTTGTTCTCCAATTGACAAGGAACTTTGCATTGTTAAGGTACTGATCACCCTGTTCCTCAACGTTTGCAATCATGTCAGAGAAGTCGGAAAGTTTGATGTCAGAATAATTGCTTCCGGCTACCGAAACATCTGTCGCGAAACTGGAATTGACAGTGAATCCACTGATAGGCGCGCCGGTTCCGTTAAGGATCTGATTATCAAGCGAAAGGTTGATCGCGCTTGAGAACTGATCAAGCAGAAGGCCGACAACATCGATCGCGGAATCAGCAAGCAGCTCATTCGAGAGAAGAGCGAGAGCATTGCAGCGCCTTGCTGTCAGTTTGACTTCACCGAATGTTCCTTCCAGCTGTCCGATTGTGCCGTCTTCAGCGTCCCATTCGACAGTAGCGAGTGTTGCTTCTGCCGGATATGTCAGCGTATTGCTGGCCATTTCTGTGACAGTACATTCTTTCAAAGCGAAAGCATTGTCACGGGAAAGTTTGATAATTTCCCACTGGTATTCATCCGGGACCAGATAACCACCCTGGGCGTCTGTGCCTTCCAGGAGAGTTGACTTGTTAACACCTTCGTTTGCTTTCGCAAGGTATTCTTCAAGTCTCTGCTTTGCGGCCATGTCCGGATTTCTTTTTGTTGCTGCGATGTAATCCAGCATGAACCTTGAGAACTCGTCCGATTTCTCATCCGATGCGAACACCGGGAAAATATGAGGCTGTTCAGCGGCCTTGTTTCTCATCTTCTCATTGAGGTTGATAAGCTTCCGCCCCATGTGAGTAGACGCGATCCTCTGGATATGGATCTGTTTTGCTGTTGCCGGAGCATTTTCGAACGCTTTGATCTTCTCGTCCTGGGCTTCGACAGTTTTAATAAGAGTTGCAACCTCCTCCTTGACGTCTTTCAGCATTTCCTCTTTTGATTCGAGAACGGCTGTTTTTACGACAGAAGTTGTCTCTTTCAATCCGAGCCCGTCAAGCTCTTTCTTTTCTTCGGCGTTAAGCTCAGATTTTGCTCTAAGCTCAGCCAGTCTTTTAATTTCTTCGGGATTCATTGACATGCCTCCTTAATGGCGTTACTGATTACGTGTGCGCGTTTATCTTCCTCAAAAACACCTTTTACTATCTGAGCTGTAGAAGGCGCGGCCTCTTTGGATTCCAAATCTTCGTTCGGATCCTGCCCGCCGAGAATAAACTCTGAGTAGTGCTGTTTTCGAGGTTTGGGTTGAATTTCTGGGTTTATGTTTTCTTTGATATACTCTTTGATTTCTTTGATTTCTTCTGTGAGTTTTTCGATAAAGTCATTAACTTCTTTCTTGTCGTAGGTATCAACATCGGGCAGTTTTTCATTGTCAGTGTCGCCATTGTCCGGGTCCTCTTTGTGATATGTCTTCTCGAAGTATTCGTCCTGGTTGCTGAAATCGTCATCGATCATGGATTTGACAGCCATAGCGCAGAGCTCTTTCCCGACGCCTTCGAATGAGTTAGCCTGGTAAGCTCCACGGTTTGAGGGGATAAGTACCTGAGAAACTTCGAGCGTTTCAATGTGTGTGTATTTGCGCCAGATACCCGTTTTGTTAAAGTCGCCGTCTTCCCACTCAATAGGATAGAAGCCAATAGAATAAGCAGCGATCCCTTTCTCAGCCAGCTTGAAGGCCCAGTCTGCCTCTGGATTGCCTTCTCCGACATAATACTTAAAGCGGAAGGTGACTTTATCATCTTCGAATTTGAATTTGACAGCTTCGCCGATCTGTTTTCGGAGATCCCCGTAAGAAACATGAGAGCTCAGAAGGACAGCGTGTTTTTTATATTCTTTGATGCCTTTCTTTATTGCATCAACAGTTATGATCTCTTTGTCTCTGTCAATCGTCGGCGTTGAGATCACAGAATCAACAGTAAATTTTTCAGCATCGATAGCTTTGATCACGGCTTTTGAAACAACATATTTTTTTACTTTATCTGGCATAACGCCCTCCGTATTTTTTTTATTCAACGTAAGGTGAAAGAGCACACCGGCAGTTGATAACCTCTTCCGCCGGCCCGTCGCCGCCCGGAAATTCCATTCCATTAGAGAAAGACTGTTTGACTCTTCTGATTTCACCGTTCATCGCTGCGTGCGTGTCCCTGACAACTGCATCACCGGAAGAAACCCACATCTTTTGTTCGACGCCTGACTCTTCGTAATAAAGCTGCTGTCCGCCGTTCATTGCCCCGGACATTTCTGTCCTGGCTATTGTTTTGGCTCTATTGCTGGAAGCGTTGAAGACGCTGCGGATCTTATTTGATACGTCTTCGATCGTTGATCCGTCATTGAGGCTTTCCTGCAGCAGTTTCGTGATTGACTTTTTATTTGTCTCGTTTATGCGTTTGATCAGATCTACCCTTAGTTGAAGATATG